TATCATATAATAACACTACAGGTCAAGTTTTTAAAACAACTATTGGAGCTGCAGGCTCAAGTGGTTCTTCGGGTTCATCAGGTTCAAGTGGTTCATCAGGTTCAAGTGGTTCATCAGGTGCAGGTGGTTCTTCAGGTTCATCAGGATCATCAGGTTCATCAGGCGCAGGTGGTTCTTCAGGTTCTTCAGGATCTTCAGGATCATCAGGTTCAAGTGGATCTTCAGGTTCATCAGGTGCAGGTGGTTCTTCAGGTTCATCAGGATCATCAGGATCCTCAGGTTCATCAGGATCAAGTGGTTCATCAGGTAGTGGACAAGCTGTTGAAATCTTAGATGATGGATCTTCACTAACTGTAGATGTAGAATCTATCAATTTTGTAGGTGCTACTGTTACAGAACCTACACCAGATAATATAACAGTAACTATTACTGGTGGAGGAGGTGGTAGCTCAGGTTCATCAGGTTCTTCAGGATCTTCAGGATCTTCAGGTTCTAGTGGTTCTTCGGGATCTTCAGGTTCAAGTGGTTCATCAGGTTCATCAGGTTCAAGTGGATCTTCAGGTTCTAGTGGTTCTTCGGGATCTTCAGGTTCAAGTGGTTCATCAGGTTCTGGTACTATGTCTTCATGGATTATAAATGGTCCGGGAGAAGGTCAATTTGATGTAGTTGATGATGATAGGGTTACTTTTAATAATGGGACCTATATAGATGTTGCCGTTACCAATCCCACCGCTAATAACTTTGAGGTAACATATGATCATGAGGATACAACAAGAACAGACACAACATCTACAGATTCTCCTGTTGCAGGCGGTACTTTTACAGTAATAGATTCTATTACACAAAATGCAACAGGTCACCCTACAGCAGTGAATGTTAAGACAGTAACTTTACCTGCAGGTGGAGGAGGTGGTTCTTCAGGATCTTCAGGTTCAAGTGGTTCATCAGGTTCATCAGGTTCAAGTGGATCTTCAGGTTCTAGTGGTTCTTCGGGATCTTCAGGTTCATCAGGTTCATCAGGTTCATCAGGATCAAGTGGTTCATCAGGTGCAGGTGGTTCATCAGGATCATCAGGTTCATCAGGTAGCTCAGGTTCATCAGGATCAAGTGGTTCATCAGGTGCAGGTGGTTCATCAGGATCATCAGGTTCATCAGGTAGCTCAGGTTCATCAGGATCTTCAGGTGCAGGTGGTTCTTCAGGTTCATCAGGATCAAGTGGTTCTTCGGGGACATCAGGAACGGGATTTGATACAGTTTTCACACCAGATACTAATAGAATACTAACAGCAGATGGTACATCAACAGATACAGCATGTGCCAAAGCTGATTTAACATTTAACCCAACAACTTGTGCATTACAATTTCAAGCTAAAAGTGGTATTCAAAGTAATGGAGCAAGTTTATTAATAGGAGATTTAGCAGATGATAATGGTATTATCGATGTTATATCAGGTGGATCTACAACTGCAACCGCTGATTCACATTTAAGAGTTAATGGTTCATCAAATTTTGGTAGTATAGAATCTAAAATATGTAATGATAGAGTTGGATTTCAAGGATTAAATAATAGAATATCAACCTTTGGTGAGGATCACATTATGGCAGCTAATTCTTGTCACAGTACTATTGCTGGAGGTAAAGGTAATATAATTAAATTTGGTTCTAATAATTCTTCTGGAGCTGGAGCTACTGGTTCTTTTATTGGAGGTGGATTTACTAATATTATCACAGGATCTCTTAATAGCATGAATTCTATAGTAGGTGGGAGAGAAAATATAATTTCTTCCTCTTGTGGTGGTTTCATCGGTGGTGGATATGGTAATGTAATAGAAGGTGCAAATTTCTCATTTGTGGGAATAGGTAATACTAAAGGTGGAGGAATATATAAAGGGAATGTTAATACTATAGTTAATACTGGTGGAGCATCACAGATTTGCTATTCAACTTTTAGCTTTATAGGAGGTGGTAATGATTTAGAAATTTTTTCATCAAATGCATCTAGTATAGGAGGAGGACAAGATCATTGTATAATATCACAATCATATAGTTCTATAGCAGGAGGTTGTTGTAATGGAATTAAATCCACTACAGCTGAAGGAATAACTTGTACTAATTTTATAGGAGGAGGTTGTGGTAATCTTATTAATACATCCTGTAATTCAAGTATTTTAGGAGGTATTTGTAATACAGTTGAAGATTTTAGTAATAGTCATATTATAGGTAGTTGCATTTCAGCAGGTCAAACCAACACTACTTACATGAATAATACTATTATAACAGGTTCATTAACAGTAGGAAAAGACAGTCTTTCTTTAAGTTCAACAGTAGGTAGAATTGATGCAACAAATGATGTTGTAGCATTTTCAACATCAGATAGAAGATTAAAAGAAAATATCCAACCAATTAATGATGCTTTATGTAAAGTAATTGGTGTAAGTGGTAATACATTTGATTGGAAAGAATTAAACCAAGAAGAAATAAAAACTATACATGGTAATACAGGTAGAGATGTAGGTGTAATAGCCCAAGAAATTGAAGAAATACTACCAGAAGCTGTTACTACAAGAGATAATGGATATAAGGCCGTTAATTATGAAAAAATTGTTCCACTATTAATTGAAGCAATTAAGGAACAACAAAAACAAATCGACGAACTTAAATCTAAAGTATAATGACTTTACCAACTACAGGACCTTTAAGTATAAATGATATTAGGGTTGAATTAGGGGAATCAGCTACTAATCAATCTTTAGGTACCTTTAGTGATACTGCAGGATTTGCAGCCCCAGATGCTATATCAGATTTTTATGGTTATTCAAATGTTACTGAATATCCTAAGGCATATGGAGAAACCACGGGTAATGTTAAGGCAGCACAAGCTTGTAATGGTACTCAAGGTGATACTGATAATGCTAACGGAAAACTTGTTAAAGGTTCAGGAAATACATCTACCAACAATTTCCCAGAAGTAGGTGATACTTTTAAAGATAATGTTGGAGCTATAATTTCTACTGGAGCTTTATATCTCCCTACAAATATATCAACTTTTGGTCCTCCTCCTAGTGGTTTAGCTGAAAATATAGTTATTCAAACTAATGCTTTAGGAGTTATTACTTCCGTATATCAATGTACCCCATAATATAAACATTAAAAAATATGAAATTTATAGATAATAATTTACCAGATTATACAAGTCCTAAACTTGAAATAAATAAAGATGAACATGGTCATACAATAATGACATATAAAGATACAAACCATGCTTTAGGAAATTTTTCAAATTACTCTGAAATATTTTTAGGTGATTGTGAAAATTGTAAATGGTGGAGGGATAATTTTAATAGTTTTAATTGGGAAACATGCGATTCTGTATTAGTAGTAGGATTAGGGATGGGTTTATTTCCACTTTCTTTATATGAAGAAAAAAACTGTAGTACAGTTGACGTATTAGAAATATCTCAAGAAATTATTGATTACACTAATTCTCATGGGCAATTAAATGAAAATATAAATTTAATTCAAGGAGATGTTTATTCGTATACTACTACTGAATTATATGATTTAATTATAATAGATACAATATGGTTACCAAATGAAATGACTGAAGATCAATGGCAATCCTTAGTAACAAAATTTACTAATAATGTAAATCCCGGAGGTGTAATATATGCACCTATTTATCAAAAGTGGGTAGTAATTTAAAATCAAAATTATGAGTTGGACCTATAAACAGCATGAAATAGGAGATATTACCCAATTCCCAGAAAATACATTCGGTTTTGTTTACATAACAACACACAAACCTTCGGGTAAATCGTATATTGGGAAGAAAGTATTATTTCACAATCAAAAGAAAAAATTAGGTAAAAAAGAACTAGCAGCTTTAACAGGAGTAGTTGGTAGAAGACCTTCATATAAATTAGTAGTTAAAGAATCAGATTGGCTTAAATATTATGGGTCTCAATCAGATATTAAACAACTATTATTAGAAGGTAAAAAAGATGAATTTGAACGTACCATATTAAAAATGTGTCCTAGTAAAAAATCATTAACATATTTTGAAATAAAATACCAAATGATATATCAAGTATTAGAAAAACCAGATGAATTTTTTAATGACAACATTTTAGGTAAATTTTTTACAAAAGATTTAAATGAAATTGAATTTGAGGATTTCGTGGTTGATAAAATCTAGTTTCGTATATTACCATATATGGTAAACCAATTATTAGTTACATTAGTAAATTCAGTATTGGGTTCGGGCAAGGCTACTGCTCGAAATAACTATGCTTACCATTGCCCTTTATGTAATCACCATAAACCTAAATTAGAAGTAAACTTAACTGAAAATCGCGAAGGTAAAAATCCTTGGCATTGTTGGGCATGTGATGCTAGAGGAACTACAGTATATAATTTATTTAGACAGGTTAAAGCAGCAGCAGATAAATTTGTAGAATTAGGAAGTTTAGTTAAATCTTCAAAATCAATTAAGGAAACCCAAGTTGTATCTAGTGTTGTATTACCATCCGAGTTTATTAGCCTGGATAACGTTGACTTAAGCGATATAATGGCTAGACACGCTACTGCGTACCTAAAAAATAGGCATGTGAGTAAATACGATATTATTAAATATGATATAGGTTACTGTAAAGAAGGTTTATATAAAAATATGATTATAATTCCAACATATGATGTAGATGGTAGACTAAATTACTTTACTGCTCGTTCATTTGAAAAAGAACCATATGTTAAATATCGTAATCCATCAGCAAGTAGAGATATAGTACCAAATGAACATTTAATAAATTGGAATGTACCAGTTATTTTATGTGAAGGACTATTTGATGCTATGGCTATAAAAAGAAACGCAATCCCTTTATTAGGGAAAAACATACAAAGTAGCTTAATGAAAAAAATAGTTACTTCTGTAGTAGATAAAATTTATATTGCATTAGATAGGGATGCAATTAAACAAGCTTTAAAATTCTGTGAACGATTAATGGCAGAAGGTAAAGAAGTCTATCTTGTGGATATGCAAGATAAGGATCCGAGTGAAATGGGTTTCGAAAATTTCACTAAACTTATACAAACAACGTTACCATTAACCTACTATGATTTAATGGAACAAAAACTAGCTATATGATCAAAAAATCATACAAAAGACTATTAGAAATTTCAGATGATTATCAACAAGTTACAATGCCTGATTCAAGGTATTATAGACGAAATGGTAAATATTATCCATCAGTAACCCATGTTTTAAGCTCTTATCCAAAAGGTAAATACTTTGAAGACTGGCTTAAAAAAGTAGGTTATAGTGCGGAATGGATTGTTAAAAAAGCAGCAGAAGAAGGAACATTAGTACATGAAATGATTGAAGACTGGTTAAACGGTGAAGAAATTACATTTTTATACAAAGATGGTAACCCTAAAATGCCTGCTCATGTATGGCAAATGTTCCTTAGATTTGTGGATTTTTGGGAAACTTATAATCCAACATTAATAGAAGCAGAAGTACATTTATTCTCAGATAAAATTGAGGTAGCGGGTACCTGTGATTTAGTATGTGAAATTGAAATAGATGGTAAAATGGA